CCTCGTAATCGCAACTGTTTGGATGTACTACAAGAAAGGTGAATGTGAGAATGAGATGGAGTCTTATATGAAGACAGCCCAAGGTGCAACTATCGGTGCCGCACAAGCTGCAGCTATCGGTGCCGCACAAGCTGCAGGATTTCGCAGCCGTTTTAGGTCTAAGGAAGGTTTGGCTCCGAATGGATCAAATGTCGGACCTTGTGGTAATAGTTGGGATCCTACTGCAGTTGCCGAAGCACAAGCCCTAGGTATTTCTATGGGATATGAACATTAAAAAAACAATAAACTTATAAAATAATTATTTACGCAACATACCCGCTTTTTATTTTAGAAATACTTTAATTCTATTTTCTATTTTCTTTCTTTTATTTTTTTATCTTTACTTACATATACTCCTCCTTGTGAAGAAAGTTTAATATATTATAAAATATGGATCAATCAATGACAGGTGCAGCTGAACAATTAATCAATAACCCAATGGCGTGGTATCTTGGTAGTAGTGGTGGTCTCGTTATCATCGGACTCGTCGTAGCCCTAGTAATTCTGGTGGTTCGTATGTATTGCCTCGAGAATCAAAAATCCGGAATGGATTCCGCATCAGCCGTAGCAGCAACTAGCGGAGTAGCTGGTAGTAATAATTTGGTAACCAGTAGTAACTCACCCATTTGGTGGCTCGGGGCTCAACACTCCGGTAGTGGCGGTAGTATAGATACTAATGCAACTCCCCAATCACTATCTGTGCTTTATGGCGGTAGTAGTGATGGTTTGAAAAAATATTGTGAAAGTCCATGGGATCATGAAGCCTCAGTTGAAGCTGCCGGTCTCGCTAGGATGCAAGCATTGCCTCCGGATGCAACTGCGGCTGCAGAAATTGCAACCCCTGGTGCAACATCCCTATCAGATTCCCAACTTCAGCAAATGATGCTTTCCGGGAATCATCCTTAATCATCTTATTATTTAAAAATGATATAATTAGTTCTGCCGATTATCGGTATATTTTTTCATATAAAATTTATTATATAAAATTTCCCATATAAAATTTCTTATATAAAATTTCTTATATAAAGTAATGTCTCATAGTACGTTATAGGCAATTCTATAAATAAAAAAATGTCTTCAATCTCTATGAGCCCGGCGGTTAAACAATCATATTCTGCGTCAAGTAATGAATATACTTCTCCCGAACAAAGTAGTCTACTAACTAAAATTACTAATTTTATTGGTCAAAATAGTCTAATCGTATTGGGATTATTAATAGTTTTAATTATTATTATCGGATATCTTTATGCCGAGAAAAATGGTTGGTTTGGTCTTGGAAATAAATCTAGCCAAATGAAAAGTAAAAAGAAAAAACAACCGTCTTCAGAAGATGATATCGATGAAGAAATCGATAAGCTAGCCGATTCGATTAACCTAAGTCAGGATATCTAGATTATATTTTGGGGTATTAACCTACCCGGATCATTAATCTTTTTTTTAAATCTCAAATTAAAAAGTATAAAATATATCTTCATATCCATGGCATATCTTTCGAATTCGTCAATCCATAGCGATAATGATGGAATAAAAAACTTCTTACTAGATATAGAAAAGAGAAAAGAGTTTGCATCCTTACAAGTTGATTCTAATAATAAAATAAAGCCAAATAGATTGTCCGGTTTACGATTACATAGTGCACAATTATTTGTTCGTAATTTCTTAAGCCCATATACAGACTATGACAGAATACTTCTCAATTGGCAAACAGGAGCAGGAAAAACAATTGCAATGATTGAAATTGCGGAACAATTTATTAAAGTATATCGTTCATTTTTTAATATTAAACCTCAACAACGCCCAACTATTTTAGTATTGGGATTTTCTAGAACTATTATACAAGCTGAATTATTAAGACATCCTGAATTTGGTTATGTATCTTTAACGGAGTTAAATAACCTTAAACGTTTACAATATCAAGTACGCAAAGGAACAATCGAAAGGACATACTTAACTGGATTTATAGGTAAACTTAAGCAGAGATTAAGCAATCGATTAAGAGGTGGTTATTACAAATTTCGAGGGTATAAAGAATTTGCTAATCGACTATTTCTATTAACTAAAAAAGGACAATCTGAAAAATTTGATGTCCAAAAAATGTTCAATCGAAAAATGTATGACGAAAGCGATGAATTGAGGCAATCAAATGAACTTAAACTACAAATTGATCAATATGTCGAAGATGGATATATTAAAATAAATCAACAAATAGTCGATGAGGTAAGGAAAGGTATGATTGTCGCAGACGAAATTCATAATGTATATAATATAAGGGACAAAAATAACTACGGTATAGCTTTACAATACATTCTGGACATATTTGACGGAACTAAAGATGCGCCTAGGGTTGTACTAATGTCTGCAACTCCGATGAGCGGCTCGGCAACTGAAATAGTAGATTTACTTAATTTACTAGTTCCTAGAAAAGTTATAACATCGGTACTGAAAAGACCAGGGGCTATAACAAAAAATGATCTCTTTAAAAAAAATAAAATAGGGAAAATTAGTGAATTATTACCAAATTCGATTAACATAATTGGGCAACTATCAGCCGGAAGGGTGTCATTTTTACTTGATACAAATATTCAAATGTACCCAAAACGGATATTTGAAGGTGAAAAGTTAGATAATATCCCATATCTTAAATTCATAACGTGTCCTATGTCGGAACTTCATTATAAAACTTTAGTACACGAAGCAAAATTAAAACGGGGTGATAAAGAAGAAACAGTTGGGGAATTCAACCCGTATATTAAAATTGCAATTAATCGCCAATCTCTATACGATATTGTATTTCCAAATCCAAATTCATCAGAAATTGGAATGTACGACTCGCATAATATAATAAATAATATAGATTCATCACCTACAATTTGGAAAAGTGAAAATGCCATAAACACTATTAAAGTAAATGCATATGATCGCATTACTGGTAATTTCTTACATCTGGATAATATTGGTAAATATTCAACTAAATATAAAGTTCTTATTGAACAACTGATTAATGATGTAAAAAAACAGCACGGTAAGATTATGGTTTATCATCATCTAGTACAAACATCAGGTGTTCTATTAATAGAAGAACTTCTAAAAATGAATGGATTTATCGATAAAACTTCCGGTTCGGGTCCTAATACTTTATGTGCCAAATGCGGAATTCAAAAAGTTGAGCATAATTCTAAAGGGGAGGATAATCATTTATATACACCGGCGAGATTCATATCCGCTCATTACCAAATTGATAAATCTTTATTGGAAAAAGATATAAAAGAATTTAACGATGTGAGAAATGCAGATGGTAATCACATAATGGTAGTAATCGGTTCGAAAATTATCCGAGAGGGTTATAATATATTATCTACCCGGCGACAATATATTGTTTCAATGCCGACCGATATCCCAACACTTATTCAAATTTTTGGAAGAGTTATCCGTAAAGATTCACACATAAATTTACCCGCGGAAAAAAGAGACGTCGTAATTAAAATACTTGTGTCGGACCTCCCAGAAAGTACAATACCTGAAAAATTTATAGAAGCTCCGGAGTTAAAAAGATATCGTTTAAAGATGGACGAATATCAGGTTATCCAAGAAGCTGAAAGGCCCTTAAAGGTATATTCTATAGACTCTTCGATTTCTTATAATGCAGTATCCAGGGCGTTACAAGTTGATGGAAAAAATATGAAGTCTTTACTTTCATTACCATATTCACCAATATTACCACAGAACAAATTAAGTATGACATTGAACAAGAATACTTTTAACGCCTATGGATATAACGAAGAAGAAATTATGTTAATTGCAGATATAATAAAAAATCTTTTCTTAAGTCAAAATATTTGGAAATTTGAAGATTTGTGGGACGCTGTTAGAAATTCGAATCAGACTATTGGGGGTGTATATCATAATTCACAACTTTTCGATAAAGAAAATTTCATTATATCATTAAATAATTTACAATTGGAAAATAAATTTAAACATTTTCTAATACCACCAATTATAAATAATCGAGCAATTACTTTTGTAGATCCATTCTACATATTAGTACCGATAGATAATAAGAATAAACCAATAATTGATATTGATTCGTTTTTACAAACTTTTAAAAATGAAAAACCTCTGCAAATTAACGTATCGAATCATATTCAATTATTGAAAACGACACAAATATTCGATTTACAACTAAATAGAATTATGACAATGGGTCCTTCTTATGATATCAGATATTCATTATTTGACTACGATTCTCATTTTCATACAACTGCTTTAATTTATATCATTGAAAGTCAATTTGGCAAAGCTGAGAAAATATATAATACTGAAAAAATAGTTTTGGATAAATTAAAAGATTTATATAATCGATATAAGATTTTTATAAATATATCCGATATCAAAGATGAATCAAATTTGCAAATGAAACCTGCAAATTTATCATTGGTGAAAAATAAAAAATTCATTGTCGGTTTTATAGAAACATTCTCAGTAAAGATGTTTAATGGTGAAGATTGGTATGAACTACCCAGGTCGAGTTTCGGTATTAAGCGCCGATATAATGAAAATGATATTATTATTGGATTTTCAGAAAATGTTAATGGGAAGGTGTCGTTCAAGATACGACCACCCGTTCAGAAATTACAGAATTCAAAAGTTAAAGATATTCGATCGGTGCAGAGGGGTATTGCATGCGAATCTGCTAATAGAAAATATCAAAGATGTTTAGCGTGCAAATTAGGAATATATACGCGCTCTTCAGTAATTGGGATAAGAATGAATAAATTATGTCATGACATCCGTGAGTTTTTATTGGACAATGAAGAAAAATCAAGAAATTGTGATGATACAAAATCTTTTAGGTGGATATATTTATTTAACGAAAAAAGACCGGTTATTACTTTATCCCGCTTCAGAGTTGGAAAGAAACAGATTAGAACTAAAATAGAAATAATACTGCAAAACTAAAAAAAAATATATATATATTATTTGATAATGATTATTTGATAATGATTTTTTGATAATGATTTTTTGATAATGATTATTATTGCATAGCCACCCACAAATTTTTATGAGATTTAAGTAATTCATCGGTATTGTATATACCGACCATTTCTCGAGTCGCTTGTAGAGAATTTAATATATTATTTAGATATATATCTATAAGGACAATTGGGGGGACCTGAATTGGCAATTCAGACTTTTCTAATTTATTAATTAGTGGAGAGGACCGAAATAGTGCAATATCACGTGTCCAATAACCCGTCATGTCATAATCCTCCCCACTTGTTTGGATATTATTAATAATGTTAAGGATATTTAAAGTACCATCCACTGTTTTTTTGGATGATGGTCCTTGCCAATTTATATAACCTTCAGACTGAATGGTCTCATCGTCTTTTTTAAAATCGGATGTTGAACCGTATAGTAGTTCTTCAAAGAACCATAAACCTTCTTTGTAACCATCAACAATTAAAGTTTCACGTTTTTCCAATTCTTCGTTAATTTTTATGACATATTTAAACAAAGTATTAATATCGTCACGAGATATTGTACCCTGTACTTGAAATACAGGAGCTATACTTTCCCGAGTTAACACACTAGCAGCAATAGCAACGGTAGGCTTAAATGGTTTGTAAAGAACCCGGTGTACAACAACTGAAATTTTTTGACCAATACGTAGTGTTTTAGCCAATTCAGATCTACTTAAAGTTACAATAACATTTTGTCCTTTTTGTTCTTTTTGTTCTTTTTGTATATTTTGTACATTTTGTATATTTTCAATTTCGTGACTTCCAAATATAAACTTTTCAAGTTTTTGAATGGTGACATCAGTTAATATATCTCTTATTCGGTAAACACAAACATCTGCTTTGAATTTTACAGTTATTTTACCATTACCATCCAAATTAGTAGTTATGATAATACAGTCTGATATTTTAATAATTTCCAATATATGAACAATAAAGCAACCTTGATAACATCTTTGCTCATATTCATTACGTAGTTGGATCATTGCATGTTTTACCTCGTCGTACATAAAATTGGTTGGATTTTCAATATCCATTGACACCGTAAACAATTTTGTAAATCTCATTTTATACGGTTTATATCTATATATTTTTCTTTAATTCAATTATATTTAAGATTGGTAGAAGTCTTCTATAATTGATATTTAAACATGTGCAAACATATAGATATAGATATTAAAGTTGAATATAGGATGACTGAAACATCAGAAAAAGAAATTAAAATACCATCAATCAATAGACAAAAAACATTTATTGTAGATAATGCAGGTATACTTGACTATGAAAATAAACGTACAATTATAATGTTAGTTATGATGCACGAAAGTTCACAAAATGCAATTTTTGAAAATCGAACAGCTAAGAATATTAGTATAGACTTAGATCAAATAGATAATCCTGATCTTATTTTACAATTGTACAATATTGTAAATAATAAGAGAAATGTTTTAAATCAACCAGTGCGATAAATATTCTCATTTTTTTTACTCATATTCAAAGAATATCTTCTAAATACATATAAACTAATTTGATTTTTTAATTTCAAATGACTTCTGTTGATATGTACACAATAGGTGCCGAAACCGATTTTTATGATAGTGATGAAAAAATTACTTATGGTGGCAATGAACTATCTTTTATAACATCAATGGATGTAGAACAGCAAGATACGTATTATGGGGATTTTGAAAATGGAATGGAAGAATATAAAAATAGCATAAAATTAGGAGCCGGTGCTAGCGTGTCATATTTTGATTTTTCGAACAGCGACAGCGACAGCGGCAGCGACAGCAATAAAAAATTTAATAACTACCGAGAAAATGGGAGTGGGAGTGGGAGTGGGAGTGGGAGTGGGAGTGGGAGTGGGAGTGGGAGTGGGAGTGGGAGTGGGAGTG